CCCGCCACATCAGTGCGAGGGGCGCGGGCTTCGAGAAGGTCTCGCAAAGCCTTGGCGTAGATTGCAGCGTTGTCGTGGGCGATCCCGTTATAGGCTTGCCCACTTTCGAGGATCACGACGAGTCGATTCAGTACGTCCCGCTCATCCGCCCCATTGCCCGTGCCTTCGAGCGGGGCGGACGGTGCGGGTTGCGTCGGCGATTCGGGCTGTGCGGGAGGTTTCCCGTTCTTGACCCAATCCGGCAGATCGTCTGGATTGATGTCGGACGGAATGCCGTTCGGTACGTTCTCGCGAAGGAGATCAGCCACTCGATTGAATGCGCGCTGCATCTGCGGCCGTTGAAACGTCTGCTTCTCTGGGTCGCCATCAATGCAATACTCGACGATTGCCCAAGAAAGGCGGTCGGTGGATACGATTCGAGCGAACGGGCGCAACGCTCGGCGAAGCGCTTCATTCTCCACTGCAAGCGAGTGATTCGCTGCCCGCAGCATCCGTGCATCTTCGGGCGTACAACCCTCGGCCGGCGCTGCTTCGTGCTGCTCGACAGATTTCTTCGGTTGTTCACTCATCATGGACTCCGCTAACAGCATTCAGGATTGCAAACTCGCCATGCAGTTCGATGGCAGCTCGGTTGTATCGGTGGGCGCAGATCTCAGGATCGGCATGGAATCCCAGGTTGATGTACTTTCCGCCCACGGTGATCTGTGCCCGGTATTTGCCGATGTGACGCTCGTATCGCACGCCGCGGTATGGACATGTGCTGCCCGGCTTCCTCATGGCGTTCTGGTTGTTGCTGCACAGCGTCGCAGGCCGCAGATTGGCGATCCGGTTATCGCCGCGGACATGGTTTTCGTGATCCATGACAGGCGGCGCATCGACGCTGTAGTGCATTTCCCAGACCAGGCGATGGACACGCCGATTGTGGCCATTGACGCGCACGACGAGATAGCCCTTACCGTTCGTCGACTGCACGACGTGGTGACAGTCACGAAAGCCACCGTGCGAGTCAGGCGTCTTCTTCCGGATCAGGACACCCGTTTCCGGGTTGTACGTGAACAGGAACCGGTAGAACTCGAACACGTGTGCACTCGCCGTCAGCGCATCAGCGCGGCTATTGTCGGTTGAAGGGTAGCGTGCCTCACGCTCTCTTTTGCACGGTCCCGTTCCGCAATCGCGTGAGCATTGGATGTCAGCGATTGCGCAAACTCGGACGGCTGCGTGGCTATTGTCGGTGGTGGTCATGTGTGGTGGTCCTCAGGTGGTCAGGATGTCTCGCGCAGCGAGGATGAATTGCGTTGCCGCTTCGACGTTGATGGCGTTGCCGTATCCTCGGAGCCGTCCTCTACGGCTGCCCTGGTCTTTGCGCGGGAGAAGCGCGGCGAGGCGTTCTTGATCGGCGCGCACTCGTCCCACACCACCGGAAGACCCATCAACCAGCGGGAATGTGCCGGGTTCAACTGGCCGCCACTTTCCATCCCGGCAGAGGAGCCAGTCAGCAGCTCGCCAGAAGCCGTTAGTCGGGCCGGCTGGCTCGATTCGCTCGAAGCCGTCAGGCAAGCCATCGCCGCTAGATCCGGGCCGTGCGATCGCATCGCTTCGCGAATTCCGCCCTCTGTCGAGCGCACACCCTTGTCCGCGAGTGCCGCTGTCGGTGTCGGCCAGCCCGCGAACTGCGCAACGTGATTCAGGCTCACTGAGACCTTGCGACCGTCCGGCGTCTGCCCGGTCGAGCTCAATCCCTCGAACGACTGCGATCCCATCGCATTGCCGACCGTCGGTGTGGGCCATCCGGCCAGCCACGCCACTCGACCGAGCAGAGCGTTCAGCGGCACGTTCACGCATTCCGCGCCGTCCTTGTGATCGCGCGTGGTCGGCGTAGGCCATCCAGTACGCCCTGTCCCGGATGTGCGGGGAGCCGACGCCCGCAGACGGGAACGGGACACACCCGAAGGCGTTACCCAGGGCTTCCATGTCAGCCTGTACAAGGTCGATCCAAGAATCGACAGCGCCGCTCGCAACCTGCTCTCCAAGGATGACTGGAGGGCGGCACTCGCCGATGAGCCAGTACCACGCAGGCCACAGGTGCCGCTCGTCATCAAACCCAGCTCCTTTGCCTGCCGCGGAGAAAGGTTGGCACGGACAGGAACCGGTCCAAACAGGTCGATCGTCAGGCCAGCCAGCGCGTCGAAGCGCGTACGACCAGGCGCCGATTCCGGCGAAGAAATGGCACTGGTCGTAACCTCGCAGGTCATCAGGTCGGACATCCTCAATGCTCCGTTCGTCGACGTCGCCAAGAGCTATATGCCCAGCGGCGATCAGGTTGCGCAGCCACTGCGCGGCGTATGGGTCGTTTTCATTGAAATAAGCAGCCAAGACGCTTTCTCCGCTTTGCCTCGCGTGCACGCCAATTGGTGCAAATTCGACATTGTCGATTTCCATTGACGTCGATTAGAAGGTTGTCGCCCGATAATTCATGGCCGCGCTTGCAATGGGTCTTTCGTGCATTGCGGCCCATTTCTGTATCGCTGCGACGAATGTTGACGGCATGCGTAACGGCTTCGAGGTGGTTTGGATTAACGCACCACGGATTCTTGCAACGATGGTCAATCTCAGCGCCTTCAGGGATTTGTCCGCAATACAACCGATACGAAATTCGGTGGGCCTGCTCTGGCCGCACGCCATTCCACAACTGTCCATATCCGGTCGGCTGGTGCGCACCAAACCAGATCCAGCATCCGGTCATTGGCTCGGGCATGCATTTTTCATGGAAACGCTCGAATAAACTCACGTCATCCTCAATCAGTAGTACAGCCTCAAAAAGTCGGGCCCGGGACTGCGGCCCTTCCAAGGGGGACTGTCATGAAGTCAAATCGCTGCGAATTCGACGCCAAGTTCCTGCACTGCGTGGCACTCGATGCGCGTCACGAAATTGGCGAACTGCTCTTTCGTCATCTGGCTCGATCCGACCGGCACAAGGCCGCGCGGGCCATCCTGCTTGGGGGCGTAGAGGTCAAGGTAGTGGGCGTACCACGCTTCCTTGGCGAACCGCTTGCCCTCGATTTCTACTTGCTCGGCAATCTCCGTCAGGAGAGCCCAGAGCAGCCGGTTTTGCTCGCTGGATCGCTTTGCCTGGTATTCGTCCACCGTGACCATCAGGGGCTTCCCGGCTGCCGCCATAGGGCCTGCAAGAGCCTTTATGTAGCTGACGAGTGCGTGGCCGTGTTCCGGTGCGCGGAGAACGAACACCTTGCTCATTTCCTACCTCCCCAAGCTGATTCCCAAAGCTCGTCTTTCTGCTCTTTCAGTTCTTTCGCGATAACCGCAGTTTCCCGGATGCCGGACAGAAGGATTGCGATCTGGTCGATCAACTCGATCCGGTCGGTGTCGTTCTGCAAAGCGTGACGCAGCGAATCGCAGGCGCCCTGAACGCGCGTTTGCAGCAGAGACATCGTGGTTTTGTACTCGCCGTTCACGGTCGCATATTCGCCACGTGCCACGATCACGGTCGGGTCGATGTTGTCCAGATTCATGCTGGCACCTGGGCCTTCAGCGCGCGCTTCCGCTTGGTGTATTCGGTTGCAAGTTCGGCCTTCTGTTGCTGGCTTGCGTTCTGCGGCACACCTTTCCCGATTCTTTCCAGCGTTTCGAGATCGTCAGCTTCGCGAAGAGCAACGCGGAGATCCTCGAATTCGCTTTCGGTGATAGCTTGTACCTCGGGTTCTTCCGGCTCGCCTTCCGGCCCGTGAAGATCACCCTTGTGCCACAGATCGAGCGCGGCACCGAAGCGCATGGCTGCGTTACGCAGTGCGTCACCGATCCGCTCTTTCGTGGCGTCGGGTCCAGTCTTCCCTTGCGCATCGCCATACCCCAGCCGAGTCACTCCGCAGACCGTCAGGCGAATCCACATGCCGCCGTCACGATCCAGCAATGGCAATCCGTCAGGACCGAGTGCCAGCGGCTCCCAAGACCAGTTTTCGTCACATTCAAGCAACCGGTCAGTGAGTGCTGCATGGCCGACATAGCTCAGATGGACCGCAGGAAGGCCGTGCCAGCCGCCGCACTCGCTACACTTCCCCTTCGGGGAATCCCGCTTGTAGGGCTTGGGAAGGAGGCTGATCTGATGTTCCGGGAAGGGCTCCCGCAGCCTTTGCAATCCGGTTTTCTTCTCGCTCACGATTCTTTCTCCGATCTTCATGCCATTCCAGTTCTTCCTGCGCCTGTTGCGCCATCCAGTAGTCTGGTCCGTCGTCTGTCATGTCGGACTCCGATGCACTGCCTGGTCTACATACGGAGGGTCAGCGGGCAGAACCAGCCAGAACACGAACAGCACAATCCAGCCGGCGAAGACCTTTGTGAGGTCGTGGGTGAGGATCTTCTTCATGCCTTCACTCCGATGCG